AGCAACGTTTTCTTTAATAGCGTAATTCATATAATAGCATGTTTCAAGATATATTCTTACCCTCTTTACATCACTAAATGTAGGGCAGCTACCACAATTCGCGTCACTGTAGTTACTTTTAACAAACTCATCAACTGCATCTTTTAGAACCTTATCCTCAGCACCTAATTGCTTTAAATTAACTATAGTTTCTGCTATATTATATTTTACCCCTCCTTTTGTAGGACTACCTTTAAATTTTGCACTAACTGCTAGTTGACCTAATTTCGTCTGTTCAAACCCTGCAACTGCTACATCTCTTCCTCCTAGTCTAGCTTTACTACCTTTAACTTCAAGATATTCTCCATTAAGACTGAGATCTCCATGATCATCACGATCTGTTACGTCCTTAAATAACGTAGCTAGCCCTAACTCACACTGACCTACACCTCTACCACCTTCTGTACCTTCGAACTGCATTAGCTCAACAATAACACTTTTAGGTATATCATATTTCTCTAGATCTCCTGCAATTATATCAATTAAATTACCAGACCTACTCATAGATGCAAATTTTAACGGAGTTTTAATATAATCTACAAAATTACCAGCGACTCCATTTGTTTGTAGTATATTAGTTATACCTTCTATGGCATCCTTATCAGTTAAGGTTTTTTCTGTTATATTTTTACTATAGAGGTAGTTTTTTATAACCGGTACTGAGGATCGTGCATCTAAATACTGATTTAAGAATAAGATATCATCTGGCGCTAAATATCCACTTTTTCCAATACTAACGAGCTTTGTAGCTAAATCTCTTACTGCATTTTTATCAGAGGTCTCTTCAACCTCCTCACCTAACATTCGAAGATGTCTACGTGGAGGTACATCACCACGAACACTCTCACCATATACTTGCTGTAATGATTTATACTTCATTCAATTCCTGTTCTAGTGCCTGGTTAGAAGATTGCAACAAATCTTGTATCTGATCTGTAACACGTTTAGGCTCAGATTGACCGTATTCCTGTGATAGAGTGTTAATTAAATTCTCTTCCTCTGGTGTAGGTGAATAAGAAAACGCAAGAGCAGCTAATTTAGTAAGATATATTTCTGCTTCTGTAGTTAATCTAGGTACTTCAGCTTCTACTTCAGTCTCTACTTCAGTAGCATCTACTGCAGCTGCGTCAGCTTCATCATCTTGCTCGATGAGTACCTTCATATATTTTTTGAATAAATGTTCTGTTTTCATTTTATTGTATTTGCTATAGCTTTTATTTTATCTGCTACTTTATTATACATATCACCAAGAGCTTTTTGTAAATTTGACTTAGGGGAGGTAAGCGCCATTAAACGTTTCTTTGGATCTTTTACTAAATCAGTTGCTAGCTTAAGGGCATCAGTCTCTTTAGGATCTAAAATCTGGTTATCTTCAACTGGCTGATCTTCAACTGGTATTTCAATATCTTCACCTAATTCAATTACAGTTTTAATGTCTTTAAACAAACCAAATGCGTAGCTTGTACCTGTAATCTTAACACTATCTACTACTTCACCATCGTTCGCGCGCAATACTATCTCGTATTCAGAGTCGCTTGGGGTGTTTTCAGCAATAACCCTAAGAAATTTCTCGTCCATATCTTTATTTATGGGAGTAACGATAGTTTTATATTTAAATTTAGGTGTATTTTGTTAGCAAGATTGAGTAAACCGTTAGAACGTAAAAATCTACTAAATTTATCATAACTTACTTTTGAAACATCTTTACTAGTAAAAGAACTATAATCCCTATCATTTAAAAACTGCTGAAATGAAGTATTACCGAATGTTATATTAGTCGGTAATGTTTTAAATAGCTGCTTTACTAACTTATTTTCAACATTCTCGTTGCTTTTATAGTAAAACCATTTTTTCGTATCACTAAGAGAGCATACTTCTATAATTTTAGACGCTATAAAATGAAAACCTAATTGCTTCTTTTCCTTTTTAGTTAACTTAAGATCGTTTTCGTTTATATATAACTGGTATTCTTTATAAGACGACTCTAAGAGGCGGTTTAAATTAATAAAAGTGTAACCTCTTACACTATCGTCTTCTTTTTCCAATTCTAACGTTGATAATTCCATTGTAGTATTCATCTTTTAGTAAGACTTCACGCTCTACTTGTAGCTTCATCTCATTATATGAGAGTTCCCATTTACTATCACAACTTATTAGTATTTCAAACCTAAATTTATCCTTTCCTAGCTCAATTATGTCTTTATTTAGCTCATTTGATGAGGAAGTGTAAGTTCTCCAATCAGTTTCAACGATTTGATGTCGTTTGTTCTTTTTTCCCTTTAAAGGTGGTCTTTTACGTACTGATTGACACTGCTTCTTACCGATATACTTACGATTATTAGTAAGATTTGTTATCTCGTATATAAAACCGTAAGGAATAGTATCTTCTGTAAGCAATCCTTGCCAATGTCCTAGATCAACCATTAATATAATTATTCAGAGTGTGTATCCTCCTCATTTTCTCCAGGTAATTTAACCTGCTTCACTTTACCAGTAGCGAAATTAACCCCCTTTACCTTTTTCTTAGCTTTCTTAGCTTTCTTTTTAGATACATAACCACTTCTTGTTTGGGTACCACTACCTAACATCTTTGGTTTTCTTGCATCACCAGGTGCATATGTATCTCCAGAGTTTATGTTTGTAGCTGGGTTATATACATCACTACTAGCAGCTGCTGTACCCAGAGCACCTCCTCCAGTAGAAATGTCTTCAGCTAGTAGCTTAAAGAATCTCTCTTTAAATTTACCACTTGATTCTTGCATATTTATATTTATACTATCCTCGTGGATGATCGATTAAAAAGATACATTGAAGAAGTAGGACAGGATTTAGTACTTGACGATTTTAATGTAAAAGATCAACAAATGAGATTACCTGCCCGTAAACATTACTGGGTAGCCAGACTTATTGAAGCTAAGGTTGAAAAGAATAGGCTTATAAAACGAAAAAAGACTCTTAAGAAAGAGATTGTTAAGCAGGTAATACGTGATTCCCCTGTTAAAATTACAAATAGTACTGCTGAAACTGCAGCTGAAAATCATAATAGCCTTACTGAGATAAATGATAAAATTTACGGGTTGAATACTGTTATTGAATACCTCGAAAAGGTGGAAAAGATAATGTCGCAGATGGGTTACGAGATTAAAAATATCGTTGAGATACAAAAAATGGAACAGTTATGATTAATTTTGATATTGTTAAATCGAGTGATAGGTTAAAGTTTACTTGTAGCGATACATCTTTGTTTGAGAAGATAAGAGAAAATTTTTCAGTAGAAAATACTGCTGCTAGATTCGCTAGACGTTATTCGAGGTTCGCACCTAGACGTAAGTATGCTATAACAGCAACCGGTACATGTGAGTTAGGTCTATATTGGCTAATTAGACAATATCTTATACAAGAGCAAATTAATATTGACGTTAATATTACTGATAACTTAAAATCAGTCTTAAATGTAGGTTATAACAACCCACTATACAAAGATTTTGCATTTGACTTGAGAGAGTATCAAGAGGATGTAATTAAGAAGGCTCTTAAGTTAGGTAGAGGTACATGTGTTCTCGGAACTGGTGCAGGTAAGACCTTTACTACTGCCGCTCTTATAGAAAACTACTTCCAGAATTGTAAAGATAAGGATACTTTTAAGTGTATAGTACTGGTACCTGATTTAGGACTTGTAACGCAAACATATGATGAGTTTATGAATTGCGGTACTACCTTTAAATTAACTAAATGGACGGGTAAGATGAAACCGGATCTGACTGCTAATGTAATTATATGCAACATAGGTATAGTGCAGAGTCGTTTTGATGAAAGTGACTGGATGAAGTATGTCGATTTACTAATAGTTGATGAGTGTCATAAAATAAAATCGAGTAATAAAATTAGTAAGATAATATCTAAGATAACTACACCTAACAAATACGGATTTACTGGTACTTTACCAGAGGATAATTTAGATAAGTGGTCGATTATTGGTAAGTTGGGACCGGTTATATATGAGAAGTCGAGTTATGAGTTACGAGTAGAGGATTACTTAGCAAATGTTGAGATAAAGATTATTAATATAAGCTACAAACATAGTCCAGTATATGAAGGTGTGAATGGTTATAGGGCTGAGTTAGAGTTTATATATGAGAGTGAACGTAGAAATTTATTTTTGCAAAAGTTACTTACAAAACTAAACAATAACAGTCTAATTTTAGTTAATCATATAAAACACGGTGAAGCGTTACTAGAACATCTACAAAGTATAAGGGGTAAAGAGGTTTATTTTATACGAGGAGAAGTTGATGTTGAAGAGCGAGATAAAATTAAGAAAATAATGGAAAAGAAGAGTAATGTTATTTGCATTGCTATAAGTGCTATCTTCTCTACTGGAGTGAATATTAAAAATATACATAACAT